ACGGTTGGTGACAGCTACGACAATGCACTGGCGGAGACCATCAACGGCTTATACAAGGCCGAGGTCATCCATCATCTGGGGCCATGGAAATCCATGGCGCAGGTCGAATGGGAAACCCTCAAATGGGTGGACTGGTACAATAACCGACGCCTGCTGGCGCCAATCGGCTACAGGCCTCCCGCCGAAGCCGAACGCACCTTCTATACAGATCAGAGCAGACTTGATATCGCTGCCTGATGACTGAACAAATCTCTCTCCGGTAAACCCGGGGCAGTTCAGGTCGCAACCCTGTGCGGGGCCACCAGCCCGGAAGCCGCCATTGCCAGCGTGTATTTCTCGGCATACGCCAACGCGCAGGATACGCCGCAAAAACTCTACCTCTTCCAGCTTCCTGCCACGCCGGAGGATGCAGACTACGGAACTTACCTGTCCAACGCCGCTGCGGCCATGACGGACTGGGCACCCTTCCTGTTCGCGCAGGAGCCATCGGCTGCGGCCAAGCTGCAAATTGCCGCATGGCTGGCGGCCCACCCCAACCGTTACTGGGGCATTGTGCCAGATGCCGATGCCACAATCCTGACCCCCAACGCCACAGCCAGCTTTGGCGCGACCGTCAAGGCACAGGCCACACCGGGCCTGACCTGCCTATGCAATACGGATGGCCACGGCCTGCTGGCAGGGGCGTTGTGTCTGGGGTGGGCGGCAAGCCTTAACCCGCAGCGCAGCGCGGGCCGCACCACACTTATGTTCCGCACCAATGGTGGGGTCACACCAGCCAGCATTACGGCCACACAGGCCCAAAACCTGCTGTCAAATGGCTATAGTTTTTATGGCAGCTATAAAACCTCTGACAGCACGTTCAGTTTTCTCAATAATGGTGCGGTTAGTGGTCCCTTTGCGTGGGCGGACAGCTACATCAACCAGATCTGGATGAACACCAGTTTCCAGTCAGATCTGCTCACCCTGTTCTCCAGTGTCGGACAAATTCCCTACACAGCGCAGGGTGACAGCCAGATTGCCACGGCTGTGCAAAACACCATTGATACAGCTTTGTCTTTCGGGGCTATCCAGCCCAATGTCACGCTCTCTGCTGCGCAGACGCAGGCGGTTAACGCTCAGGCAGGCCGCACAATAGATGGCGTGCTGTCCACCCGTGGCTGGTACCTTCTGCCGGGTGCGTCCACCGCGTCCGCCACCACCCGCGCCAGCCGTGGGGCCGTACAGGGCCGCTTTTTCTATACCGATGGTGAGTCCGTGCAGGCCATCACGCTGGCATCGGTCGAGGTGCAATAATCATGTCTGATTACGATATTACATCCGCCAACTCGGTTTTCACGCTTACAGTGCCGGGCCTGTATAATGCGCCCGTTACCCTGCAAAATTACGCCGCAGACCGCGCCTTTGAAACCGAGGCCCGGCAGTTGGTAGAAACTGCCATGAGCATTGATGGCTACCTGAACGCCGGGTGGGTACCAAACCCTGTGACCCAGACCGTCTCTCTCGCCGCCAATAGCGAGAGCGCGATGGTGTTTGAGGCCATTGTCATGGCGCAGGATGCCCGCCGTGGCCTGTACCGTATGGGGGCTGAAATCCAGCTTCCTGCCATTGGCCGCAAATACACCATGGTGCGTGGACTGTTGCGCTCGCTGGTCAGCGTGCCGGGGGCCGGGCGTGTGCTGGAAGCCCGCCGGTTTGAGATAACGTGGGAGCGCGTGCTCCCCGCCGCCCTGTAAGGGACAGGAGGCCCGCTATATGAAAACCCTTACGTACACCCACACCAAGGCCGGGGCGGACCACGGCAAACAGTTTTGCCTAACCCGTATGGATGCATTTTCAGCAGACCAGTGGGCACGGCACTGCCTTCAGGCCGCCATACGGGGTGGGGCGCGCTTGGGGGCAGATCTGGCACAGGCGGGCCTTGCCGGGCTTGCCGCGCTGGGCGTGGAGATTTTCGGCTTCATGGATGAAACGGAACTTGATACCGCGCTCAACCGTCTGATGCAGTGCATTACCCTGAAACCGGATGCCACCAATCCTGCTTTGACACGCCCTGTTCTTGCTGCGGATTTTGAGGAGCCAGAAACCCTCGGCCTCGTCCGGGCGGAGGTGTTCCGCCTACATGTGGGTTTTTTGCTGGCCGCCGCACACCAACTTTTCCCCGTTGTGGCGGCCCTTCTGGGGGAGGCGCCGCAGCCACCCCACACTGCGTAAGCCTCTCGCCAGTTCTGGCGGCGGTCATAACTGGAGGGCTTGCCACATTGCATGATCTGCAAACGGTTTATGACACCGAGGACCTTTATATTCTGCTGGAAGTGCTGTCCGTCCACCAATGGGCGCAAGCTCAGGCCCGCTCTGCATTAGGAGGCCCCGCATGACCACTCCTCTTCTGGATGAACTGGTTATTCGCCTTGGTCTGGACACAACACCTCTTCAGGCCAGTGCCCAGCAGGCGCTGGGATTGCTGGACAGCCTAGACCACAAAAGCCAGACCCTGACCGAGAAACTGACGCGCGATGCCAGCACAATTTCAAATGCCCAAAGCCAACTGCGGCGCAATGCTCTTGGCCTGTTAAGCCTTGCCGCAGGCACACGGGGGCTGGCCGCTCTCTTGCAAGGGAACTCTCCTTCAGAGGGTGCCACCCCCAAACCGGCCAGCGGTTTTGCAACGGGCCTCACGGCAGAGCGCCCCAAACGGCCTCCGGCTCCTCTGTTCGTGCCGCTCCCTGTGTCCCGCCCGGTCGCACCCCGCCTTCAGGGGCAGGCTGTGCGTCATCCTACGGGCAGCACGCCAAAAACGGTTTTCAACCTGCACACCAGCACGGCACTTAGCCCTGCGTTGCCTTTCTCTCCTCCTGAAAAGAAGCCTGTTCTTCAGGAAAAACTCTCTAAACTGAAGCAGGCTGCTGTGCCGGTCATACCGAGCCGGTCAGTCAAAAGCGCTTCCATGCCCGCACAGTTACCGGCATCATACTCACATCGGCTCACGCCACCCTCTGGTGTGTTGCCCCGTCAGGCCCGCCTGAAAGAGCAGGACACCAGATCCGCCGGAATAGTCCAACGGAACAGCAATGCCCTTCCAAGTGCGCTTGCTGCAAAACCTTTGCCTGTGGTACCCTCATTTGTCACCGTGGTTTATGGTAAAAAGCCTTCCGAAAAGCAGACGGTTTCTCAAAAAAACAGTATTCTTCTTGCACGGAACAATCGGGACAGGCCCGTAGCCTCATCTCGGCCTATGCTTTCGTTGCTGCCACACAAAGCCATGCGTGCACCACAGCAGACGCAGCCATTAACAACACCTCTGGTTCTGCCTGCCCCTCATACGGTGCTCATGCAAGCGGCAGCTTCCGTGCCCGTGCAGCCGCCTGCACCGGTCAACCAGTCCACCACTACGCATATCGGGCCAGTCACCATCACGGTGCCATCCGGTAACCCGCAAGACATTGCGGCAGCTTTGCGAAACCTGAGCACACAGAACGCCCACACCCTCGCCAGTCTGGCCACGCGCAGCACGGTTTAAACCGGTTGTTTTCAAAAAAAGGTCTGCTTCATGCCCATGTTTCCTGTCAGCCTGCCCTCGGTCTGGACCATTCCGGCCGTGGCGGGTGTGCCTGCCTTGCTGGGGCAGTCGGTCAAGCAGGGGGCTTTGGCCGTAGCTTCCACCACATTGGCGTCTGTTCTGGATGATGCCCTAATCAGTCAGGCAGCAGGCCAATGGGGCATTTTTTCCAGCACGGGTGAGTGCGTTCTGTCCGCTGCCCATGTTCTGTCTGTCTCCGCAGAAAGCCGTTATCAGATTGCAACAGCGCCTTTGGAAGAAGGGAGTTTTCTGGCCTATAATAAGGTAGCAGCGCCGCGCACACACCGTATCCAGATGGTGTGTGATGGCTCGGAAGTTGGCTTTACCTCCACCCTGTCTGGCAGCCTGCTGCCACAGGCCTTTGCTACGCTGAGCGGGGCCGGAGCGCTCTATATCCGCAAAGCGTTTTTTGAAACGCTAGCTGTCCTGGAAGCAGACCTGAACCTTTACTCCGTCATTACGCCGGAAACAAAGCATTCCAATGTCAATATTATCGGCCACAGATGGCTGCGGGACGCCCGGCACGGCATTACCATGCCGGTGGTGGAAATAACCTTGCAGGAAGTCCGGCAGGCAGACACACCCCTTTACACAACTACCGCCCAACCACAGGGGCAAAGTGTAGTCTGTGGCGGCATGGTGCCTGCCCAGAGCACCACATTTTCTCTCGCTAGCGTGAGGGATATTGTATGAGCACTCTTTCTTCCCCCTCCCAAACCCTGCTTCTGGTGCCTCTGGCCGCTACACCGGCACAGCTTTTAAAAGTGGCGCTTTCCAACAGTCTTGTGCAGGTGCAGCTCCGCCAGCGCAGCACGGGCCTGTATCTGGACCTGTGGCAGGACAAGACCCGCCTGTGTTCCGGTGTGCTTTGCCAGGACCGAACATGGCTTGTGCGTGACAAAGGCCTTGGTCTGCCCGGAGATTTCACCTTTATGGATACGGAAGGCACGCAGGACCCGGACTACACACAACTAGGCACCCGTTACCGGCTATTCTACCGCGCCGGGTGGAATATGTGATGCCCCAAAACATCGTGCCCACACAGGGGAAAACACCTTTCACACAGCGGTCACTGCGTATCACTTTCCGGTTGTTAAACAACGCCTTTGGCCCACAAGGGCAGGATACCGTTGTGCTGAACGGCCTGCGCGCCATAGTCGATATGACGGAAGCCCAGTTCCCCAGCGCACAGAGCGCCACGCTGCGGCTGTATGGCCTGCAACCAGACCTCATGAACCGCCTCAGCCTCGCCGCGCCGGATCTGGATGTGCAAAATGCCAGTGAGGTCACGGTAGAAACGCAGGATAGTCAAAGTACCACGGCCCTTGTGTTCTAGGGCGGCGTCACTCTGGCTTACGCAGATTACAGCGGTGCGCCAGATACTGCCTTTGTTGTGCAGGCCTTTTCCACAGCCTTACCCAATGCGCTTGTTGTGCCGCCCACCAGTTTTCGGGGGGCGGTGCCTGCCAGTCAGGTTTTAGGGGCCGTTGCCGCAAAGGCGGGTCTGGGTTTTGTGAATAACGGTGTGCAGACCGTGTTTCAGGCTCCTTATCTTTACGGCAGCCCCGGCCAGCAGCTTGCTCAATGTCTGGAAACACACCCCATGCGTATGGCCATAGGGCGTGGCCAGTTGACCATATGGCCCGCCCCACAGGCAGTGCAGGATGCCAACCAGACGCAGGAACAGCCAGTCACCTTATCCGCCCAGAATGGGCTAATTGGCTATCCCTCATGGTCGGCGGGTGGGCTGGCTTTTCGTATGCTGTTTCAGCCGCAGGTGGGGTTTCATACGCTTATTGCGCTGCAAAGCCGTTACCAGCCTGCGGGGTGGGGGGCAGCTACCAGCACCGCCGCGCCCACAGGGTTGTGGCGCGTTGTGCAGGCTCACCACAGCTTGCATACCCAGCAGCCCAATGGGGCATGGTTTACAGATATTATTGCACAGTCTGCATCCTGAAAACAGAATAAAGGGTCACGCTATGTCCGGTTCTACCAGCACAGCGCATCCGGTTTTTGACCGGGCAGATGCCAGCGCCTCTCAGTTCAATGCCCTGAATGCGGTTATTGCCCGTATGCTGGCCACACGGCGCACCGCCGTACTGGTGCAGGTCAAGGCCGTATCCGGCGCGGGGCTTAACCCGGTTGGTACGGTGGATGTTCAGCCCGTGGTGCACCAGCAAACAGCCACCGGGCAGGTCGTGCCGCATGGTGTTATTTATCAGGTGCCCTATTTCAGGCTGCAAGGCGGAGCCTGCGCCGTGGTGCTGGACCCCACCGTGGGGGACATAGGCCTTGCCCTGATAGCAGATCGCGATATTACCAACGCCAAAACCGCACGCGCCACCGCTGCCCCCGGCTCCTTCAGGCAGCATAACATGGCAGATGCCCTGTATCTGGGCGGGTTTCTCAACGCAGCCCCGCAGGACTATGTGTGGCTCCACGCAGGCGGTTTAACCCTGCACAGTTCAGGCACCATCACCATTAGCGGTAAAAACCTGAACCTTACAGGAGACACCAGTATTCATGGTGCGTTGACAGTCTCGGGTGATGTTACGGCGCAGAATATTTCGCTCACCCAGCATGTTCATGCCGGTGTGCAGACGGGCGGTGGCCGTACAGGCCCAGCAACAGCGTAAAACCGGGCCTATCAAAGTAGGGTTTTTCTTTAGCCGCACGTTGAAAAATTATAGCCCAGAACAAACCCTTTCACACCTTGACTTTCTCCTAGCTCAAACGGAGCCTCATCCGTGACGACTCTTCTGCTGGACTGCGCAACATGGGACCTGGTGGTAGATGCCGCCGGTAACATTGCCGTTGCCACATCTCCCTACGCCACAGCGCAAAATGTTGCCTGTGCCGTGCGGGTTTTCAAAGGTGAGTGCTGGTACAATACAGCGCTTGGCCTGCCTTACCTGACCAATATTCTGGGGCGTCTGAATTCTCTGGCCCTGTTTCGGGCAGATGTGGAGCAAACGGCCCGCACCGTGTCCGGCGTGGCCTCAGCCGTATGCGTGCTGACCGGCATAAGCCCACAGCGCCAGCTTTCCGGGATTATTCAGCTTACTTTAACAGAGGGAACACAAACCGTTGTCAGCCTCTAGCACAAGCAGTCAGACCACCGGGCAAACCATTGGTACAACCTCCGTACCCACCCCCACGCTGGATGAAACCGGCTTCATCATCCCGCAGGAAGCCGATATTCTCGCGGGTGTTCTGGCTGACATCAACGCCGCGTTTGGCAATACCCTCAATACGGATCTTTCCACCCCGCAGGGGCAGTTGGCCATGTCTCTCACCGCCATTCTGGGGGAGAGTTATGACCAGTTTCTGGCGCTGGCCAACGGAGTGGACCCCGCCCGCGCCACGGGCCGTATGCAGGATGCCATAGGCAGGCTGTATTTCATGTCCCGGCTGCCTGCCACGGCAACGGTTGTTACCTGCCAATGCACGGGTGTTGCGGGTACGGTCATTCCGCAAGGCGCACTGGTGCAGGATGCAGCAGGTAACAGTTATGCGGCACAGGGCAGTATAACCCTGGATGGCACAGGCAGCGGGAGCGGCAGTTTTGCCTGCACCCAGTCCGGTCCCATTGTCTGCGCGGCATCCACCATTCAGCTTAGTCAGTCCGTCAGTGGGTGGGCCACCGTAACCAACCGCACTGCAGGCCTGACAGGCCGTGCCGTTGAAAGCCGCAGCGCTTTTGAGGAACGGCGGAAAACATCCGTAGCCATTAACGCCGTTGGTCCGCTGGACGCCATCTCTGCCGCCGTGCAAGCCCTGCCGGACGTGACGGATGTGTATGTGGCAGACAATAGCACCAGCGTGGCGACCACTGTGGGGGCCATAACCCTGTTGCCACATAGCCTGTATGTGTGCGTCAGCGGTGGGGCGGATGCCGATATTGCAGCAGCCATCCTCAGCAAAAAACCACCGGGCTGTGACTATACTGGCACCACAACCGTAACCGTCACGGACAGTAACAGCCAGTATGCCAAACCGCCATCCTATAGGGTTTCGTTTCAAAAAGCCGTTGCACAGCCCGTATTTATAACAGTGCAACTGGTTTCCTCCACGGTTACGCCATCTGATGCGCAGGATCAGGTGCGCTCAGCAGTCAGCGCTGCATTCAGCGGCGCAGATGGTGGCAGCCGCGCCCGTATCGGCATGGTGTTATATGCCAGCCGTTTTTACGCGGGCATTGTGGCCTTGGGGGCATGGGCGCAAATTGCAGGCCTGAGCGTGGGCACCAGCGCAAACCCCACGGGTGTCAGCCTGACAGTGGGTATAGATCAGGCCCCAGTGCTCGACCCCGCTTCCATTACCGTGGTGTTCGTCTGATGCAGGATGTGCAACGCACCATTCTCTCCCAATATAGCTGCGCTCCCAGCCTGACTGCGTTGATAACCGCCTGGAACCAGGCCTTTGACCCAAAAACCCTGATAGACACTTGGTACAAAACGATCTGGAACCTTGAAACCGCACAGGGTTACGGGCTGGATGTATGGGGCCGCATTGTTGGCGTGCAGCGTATTCTACCTGTTACCGCCGATAATTTTCTTGGTTTTTCAGAAACACAAGATCTTACCCAAACACCGTTCAATACCGCGCCCTGGTATGCCGGGGTGGCGACCACCAGCAATTACCGTTTGTCAGATGATGGTTTCCGCCAGCTTATTTACGCAAAGGCGTTGGCTAACATTACAGATGGGTCTGTCACCAGCCTGAACGCCATTCTCATGACCATTTTTGCGGGGCAGGGCGATGCCTGGGTGGAAGAAAGCGGCGGCATGAGCATGGTGTACAGCTTCAACTTCATCCCCACCCCGGTGCAAATCTCCCTTATCCAGAATTCAGGTGTTCTGCCCCGCCCGGCCGGAGTGCATGTGACCTATTCCGTGAAAGACAAGGCATGAAACAGTCTGATTTTCCTGACAGGTTTTCAAAACCCGTAGCGGCACAGGCTGCTGCTGCCAACCTTACAAAAATTCCCGCAACACAGCCCCAACCCGGTGATGGTGCCGCATCAGAGGCACTGGGTTTTCCACCAGAAACCTTCATTGCCCGCTCCGCTGGCGGCACACCACCGCGTGGGCAGGATATGAACGGCTTCCTCAACCGTTTTTCCGCTGTGCTGCAAGCCTATCAGGCCGGGATGATAGGCCAGTATGATGCCAGTTTTGCGGCATCCCTTGGTGGGTATCCGGCGGGCGCGGTTGTGGCTGGGCGCGCGCCGGGTACGTTCTGGGTGTCCATGGCGGATAACAACATGACCGCGCCGGGTGCTGCCAATGCGGCATGGCAAAACCTGTTTGCAAATTACCTGCCGCTTGCAGGTGGCACCCTGAATGGCTCCCTTGCTGTCAATGGCCAGACAGTGACAAATGGTCCCACATACCTCAACGGTCCGTTGACGGTCAGTGGCACATCTTCCCTTAACGGCACGACATGGGTGAATGGAAACCTCTCAGTCGGGTCAACCTGTTTTCTGGATGGCGCGCAGGGTCATAGTTCATTTTACTGTCCCGCTACGGATACGGCGGCACCTGTTGTCACATTCTGTTCAGACGTAGGCGGCACGCGCAACGGTGTGGCCGATGTGTATGCAGACGGCTCTATTCGTATTTATGGCGGAGGCATTTTTGAGCAAAACGGACAGCACGTGGCCACACAGGACTGGGCCAACGGGCAGTTTCAGCCCAAAAACACCTGCGTACCGGTCCAGACTTATATTGATGACTTCTCGTCAACCGACCCACGTATCCTTAACCTGGCATATGGGCACCGCATCCAGCGTTTTGCCATATCTGTCAGCGCCAATACATGGGTGACGTATCCTGTGGCGTTTGCGGCCACAGGGGATGTGCCTGTCGTGTTGATTACCGGGTACGGGCAGAGCGATGCCGTAACGGATACGGACTACTTTCTGTGGGGAATTACCAACACCGGCTTTTATTGTAGCCCCCGTAACCATCCCGGCATGGCGCAGTTCATTGCCATAGGGGTAAAATAATGCAGACCACAACAGATAACCCAGAAACCCCAACCACGCCGCAAACCCTGTACCCGGCCCGGTATTATGCAGGGTATGACACCACTGCACCGCAGCCCGCGCCTGTTCTCGCCTGGTATGACACATGGGGCATGAGCACCACGGACGGCCTGCCTCCGGCTGCCCAGCTTATTCCGGTTACGGAGCAGGACTGGCAGAACACAACCACCTTCCGCAGTCCGGCAGGGCGGGGCGTGCAGGATGGCAAGATTATTGATTACAGCCCGCCCCCGCCGCCATTGGCCCAGCAGGCCCAAAGGCAGTTGCAGCAGGCGGCCAGCACAACATGGTCCCTCTACGGTATGTATGGGGAGAGCCCGCCCGCCGTGTGGCAAAGCTATCTTCAGGCCTTGCGCCGCATTGCAACGGGGGCGGATACCAGTATTAGCCTGCCAGCAGCCCCCGCCACGCAGGATGCCGCGACAGACAGCGCGTCTGCCAACACCGCCTCTACTGACACCCCATCCGTACAGGCGCAGGCATGACGGCACCTCTCCCCAGCCCCGGTTGGCAACCGGCACCGGAGCGCAGTGTGCCGCTGGGGTTGGCTCCCTCCCTGCGGGTGCGGGGCCTGCTGGCGGAAAGCCTGTCACTGTCCTGGTGCCCAAAATCGAGCGCGGATACTCTGGATTTCAGTCTGGATGCAACAGCATGGTTGCAGGATACAGCCGATTATTTGGCCACCATAAGCACCACCGTGTCCTCCGCCACCGGGCTGCCCACGGACCTGCGCGTGCAATGGGCCAGCCTTGTCAGTGGCATGGCCTGCCTGTTTCTGGCAGGTGGTGCGCCGGGTACCATACAGACAGTGCTGGTAACACTTGGCACCCAGCAAGGGCGTAGCCTGACACAACCCGTCCGCATTGCCATTCTGCCCGATGTACCCGCCACCAAGCCCCCTGCGCCCCCACAATTGCCAGATGGCACACCCGTGCCCCCCAATGCGCTGGCCTTATCCTCCTCCGTTGTGCTGACAGCAGATAACGGAAAACCCTATCTTATAGCCTGAAGGACACCCCCACCCATGTCCGGGTCTTCCCCCACGGCAACCACGCAAAGTGGTGTGCCGCTTTCGGCGTTGCCGGTTCACCCTCAGCCAACGGAAACCGATCTGGTTTTTGGTATTTTCAACGGGCAGGGGCAGTTTGTGCCACAAGGCAAAATCTGGTCCGGCGCGGTTGATAAAAAAGGCGACACACTGGCCGGTCTTCTGGCCTGCCCCCTGTCTCCTTCTGACCCCACACACCTGACCAACAAAGCCTATGTGGACCAGATGGGCGGGCAGGTGCAGGGCCGTGTGGCAGCACTTGTGACACAGGCGCAGGACGCCGCAACACAGGCCCAGACCGCCATTGGCAATGCCTCCACCGTAGCGGCCAGTGTTATCAAAACCCAGCGGGATGCACCGGACGGTCTGGCTGCCCTGTCTTCCGCAGGGAATTTGCTGCTGGGGGGTGTGGAGTGCCTGGGTATTCGGAACGGCCATGTGCTCATGGTCATGGCGCTCCCCACCACAGACCCCGCAGTGCAGGGGGCCTGGTGGAATAATGGTGGCTATATCTGCATTTCTCAGGGGGGGGCCAGCGCATGATCGGTCTGTTAACGTGGCGGGTTGTTGTCTCTACCGGTGCTGTGCTGTTTTTTCTGTTCAGTATGCAGCATGCAGCGTTTTCCCGCCCTAACCATCTCTTGCCAGCCTATCAGGCAGCACCTGCGGCCACTGGCACGCCGCACCCGGTCAAGGCAGGGGCGTTGCTGCGTGCAGCTCTGCCGGTTTCGGCTGCGACATCTGCGCCTACACCAGCTTACGCTGCCACGCGCCCACCGGGCGGGCTGGATGCCGCTACCACGGTGCCTAACCTGTGGCAAAACGCCACCCTTGGCCAGATCGGCGCTATGGCAGATGGGAGTGTGCAGCAGTCTGATCGTAACCAGCCAAATGGTGTGGCGGGGCTGGACAACGCAGGCACATTAACCGCCCCGGTTACGGGGGACCTCACTCAGGCTACGGCCACAAGCGCCCTACCGGGTACGCAAAAGCGCAGTCTGGCAGAACGGTTTGCTGAAACTCCCAGCGGGAAAGATTTTGGCCTGAAGCTGGACGGCGTAACGGATGACACACCCGCTCTGCAAGCGGCCAAGGCAGCCATGCCGTCCGGCAGTGCCATCCAGCTTCCTGCGGGCAAGCTGCGGCTTGGCACAGCGCTCTCAGGTACAAAACCCACGGTCTGGCAGATCAACGGGGCCACATTGCCGGATGGCTCCCCCATTACGGCTCTTGGTACGGATGTGATTGAGAGCACGCTGGAGGGCGGAAAATACTTTGCCCGTGGCCAGAGTTCGGCAGACATGGCCCCGCTGTTGCGTAAGGATGCCACTATTACCCACACAGGCGGCACCACCGGATTTGTCATGAACCTTGAAAAAGGCAATTGCACCATTCCGGCGGAGGGCGCTGCGTTAAATGATTATGTGTGGTGCCATTCTACCGTGCTGAGCAGTGCGGCTTTTGGCGCGGGCCAGCATGTGGCGCAGGCCAGTCTTGCCCAACGCCCTGCCAATGCGCTGGCGGATGGCAAAGGCTCCCGCTCCCAGATCTGGGCAGGCTATGATGAAACGCGCGATGACACGGGGCAGGATTCCTCCGTGGCGGGCAGTCTGGTCGGGCGTGAGATTGATGTGTACAGCAACGGCGATGACCCGCTGGGCTGGCGCATTGGCCTGCAAGTGCAAATTGCAGGGGCCAGCAGCAGTGGCACGCCGGGTAAGGTGGGTAAGGGTATTGCACTGGGCAATAATGACAGCACCAGTACCTATGGCACCATGATAGACGCAGCAGGCCGGTTTGATACCGCAGGCATTGACCTGTCCGGCAGCACGCCGGTTAATAACGCGCCTGTTCTCAATATTGGTGCAAACCGTAACCTTGCTTTTGCAGCCGATAAAAAACCGCATTTACAGTTTGACTCCGCTGCTTACACGCTCCGGTATTGGTATGACACAGCCAATGTGTTTTCCATTGGTTCCAGTGGGGATATTACGTCCACCATTACCAACGCCGGGTCCGGTCTTGGCTGGACACTGGCAGGGCAGGCGCAGGTGGGTATCAACCTTACGGGCCTGACCGCACCGGAAGCCATGCGTCTGGGCACAGGGCAAAAACTGTCATGGGAGCCAACAACCAGCGTCAGCACGGCGTTTAGTGCAGGTAAGCTGACAGATACCATGGCCGCAGGCATTGCCCGCACGCTGGACACACAGGGGAATGAAACCCTGCCGGGCGCGTTGCAGGACAGCCAGACCATTGTGCAACTGAACCAGCCCACGGCGGCAGCATTTGTGGCAAAGGGCTCAGCCGCCATAGGGCTGGATACCACGGGCCTGACCACGCCAGATGCCCTGCGTCTGGCAGAAGGCCAGCATATTGCGTGGGAAACGACAGATGCCGTTAGAACAGCCTACCAGAACGGCCTGTTGCAGGACAGCCTGAGTGGCGCAGCACTCCGCAGCCTGGATACCAGTGGCAACGAGACCCTGAAAGGCAGCCTGCTGAGCAGTGGCCTGACCACAACGCTGGATAATGATAGCGCCAGCGCCGTAACCCTGACAGGCCGCGCCGGCATAGGGCTGAATCTCACGGGGCTTTCCACCGGTAATGCCCTAAGGCTGGGCACCGGCCAGAGCATTGCGTGGGAACCTACCGCCGTGATCACGACAGGCTATGCCGCAACCGGCCTGATGGATAGCAACGGCGGCACAGCTCTGCGGCAGCTTGATTCCGGCGGCAATGAAACACTGGCAGGCACCATTACGCCCACCACGGGCCTGCACCTGCCCACTTTCTCCCGCAGCCAGATCAAGGGCAGGCCCGGTCCAGCCGTAGGCCTTGTTGTGTACGATGCGGATGATGATGCCCCCGCCGTCTATACCTCCGCCGGATGGAAACTCATGGTTTTGTCCGCGCTGCCATAACACGCAAAAATGAGAGCCAGACGGTACGGTTGTTGTTGTGTTGCTGTATGGCTGTCATGTATAAACTGCATATCACTCACTTCATTTTATGCAGGGCGAAAAACAAAAATGACGACGCCGCAGCGTTTTATCGTGAGAGTTCTGGTTTTGTTAGCGCTTAGCTCGTCCGGCCATAATCTGGCACGGGCTGAAGAACCGCTCTTCAGCCCGGCTACGGTGGAGGAAGCTGGCAGCAGGCATATGTCCGGCACGCTGGAAGGCGGCCAGCCCGCGCAGTTCAGGCTGCCGTTGCGGCAGGGGCAGACGCTCTCCATCCTTTGCCATGCCCGCAAGTCCAGCGTAGGGGTTTTTGTGAAAGACCCGGAGGGAGACATGCTGGCCAGTGCGGACCATAACTGCGCCCACAAAAGCTGGAGCGTGGCGGCTGCCAAAACCGGCACCTACACAGTGGGCGTGCTGCAACACCACGCAACCGCCCTGAAAGGCCAGAGCGCCTTTTACAAGATGCACCTGTCTGCCCATTAA